ACCAATGGTGTTTCACTAGGGTCAATACGATATATCACATCGGATAGATCTTCTCTCTCACCAACAGCACTAGTAGTAGTATATGTTGCCATTGTAATTTTCCTTAATCAGTTATTTAGTTAGTAAATATGCGACCGCATCTTCTTTGCGACCGCTCGAACTTAATTTATCAAAAGCCGATTTTCGGTTTTGTTCGGAAACATTTACTTTAGATTTCGGTTGACCGGACTTGATCATCTTCGGTGCTTTCTTTACCTTTTTCGTTGCGGTTGGTTTACGTGATTGTAGTGCATCGTAAAGGTAGGCACGTCTGAGTAAGTCGACAACACGACTATCGGTAGTTGCTGCAATCTCTTGGTCAGTAAAACCAAATCGCTTAGCATAAGTAACAATGCCTGAACGTTCTTTAGCAGCTACATCATTGTCTTTCCATTCAGGTATTCTCTCTAAGAGTTTTGCCTGTTCGGTTTCGATATGACGTTGATGTAATGCCATTTGCTCTTGTTGCAATGCTTGCAATTTTGCCTGCTTATCACGTGCGTCCTCTTTTTCTTTCATATAAGTAATAGGGTCACGTTGATAGAGCTCTGCCCACTCTTGCTCTGATCGATTACCTTGTTCCATTTGGGTCAAAGCATTTTTCAGTAGCTCAAGATTTTCAGCATAATATTTCCTCTCTGCCTCAACTTGCTGCAAGTCTGCTTGGACTTTTTTACGTTCCTCAGCTGCCTCACGCAATCGTTTCTGAGCAGTCGCCTCGATTTGATAGGACTTGATGAGATCATCAGCAGTTACTTCGACCTCCTCACCATCAACCTTAGCTAAATATACAGTGACTTCTTCTTCATCAGTTTCTTCGTCATACTGTTCGCTTTCTTCCTCCTCATCGAAATAATCAGCTTGGTCATCGACTTCTGACTCAATTTCGTTTGGGGTTTCTTCAGCGGACACCTCAGGGGTGTCGTTCGACTCTTGAATATCCTCACTTGCCTGACTAGGGGTGTTATCTCTATTCAAAAGTAAATTTACTGCATCTGTTTTATCTAATGCAATATTTTCAGTGCTTGTTCCATCGTTAGGAATACTAGCCATGTTTTTTACTCCATTGTTGTTATTTTTTACGAACAATGCTTTCAATTTGCTGCGATGCTAATTTACCGGTTGCGATCAACGAGTCTATTTGACCCTCGATCTCATTCAGTGCTCTTAGCAAATAAAAAGCCTGTTCCCTTTTCTCAAAATCACTTGGTTCGGTCGTTGACCAATCGGTGATATAAGAATCTTTTAAAACTGTAAAAATCTCTGTCAGTAATGGATTATTGCGTAATGTTTCCGCTAATAAACCACGTTGTCTTTCGTCATCTAAACCCATAAAATCTTCCCTTATGCTTTAGGTAAATTCGTACTAACGTCCCCACCTAATGATATTTTTTGTTGTCTTAGATCTAATTCTGCTTGCAGCTCCTCACGTCTTAACATTAATTGTTGCTGCATTTTTTCTCTCTCTAGCTCGATCTCTAGCATCATTTTTTCTCTCTCTAATGCGATATCCGCTTGTAGTTTTTGTCGTTCGATATCAGTTTGCAGTTGAGCTTGCATTTGTGCCATGCCTGCAGGGTTTGCTGCATTTGCTTGTTGCTGTTGTTTCTCAGCTAGTGCTTGATCTATTGCCTCAGCAGAATTAAAAAATTGTGTTGTGTCTTTAAATCCTGCCATCTCGACAATCTTAGCAAGTGTTGTGACATATTGACTTGGTTTGACTACAGGATTGTCCATTCCTAATTGCTGAATGAGCTGCTCTTGTTTGCCTGCAATCTGCAGCAGCATTTGCATCTTTTCATCTTCTTTACCATTACCAAGTCCAACATCAACTGATATATCAAATTCGTTGTCCCATTCTCTTGGGTCTACATCAACATATTCATTACGTATGCGAATGATGCGTGATTTCATCATGTGTTTCTGACATAGTAATAGAACTGTTTTTGCTAAATCTTTGCAGCCTGTTTCAGCGAATACACGTGCAATCATCTCAGTCTTGAGCTGAGCACCCTGTATAGTTGAATTTACAGCCTGTGCAGTAGTCGATTGTAAAACTTTTGGGTCTAAACCCAATGATGCTTTTGAAAAGCCTGTACGTTGATCTCTGACCTGATCTATATATTCGAGCATATTGAAACCACTTGTACCAATTTGAGGTACTGCAAGCGGCTGCACCATTCCCGGAGCTCTCATGCGTACAATATTGCCCGGTCTTGCAGATAATAGATCTTCTAAGTTAACTTGCCCCTCGACAACACCAACACGTGAATTATTTGTGAGGTACATATTATCGAGCAGCTGTCTTAAAATTGTAGATTTAATAAGCTGCAGATCTTTAACCATTTCTGCGACTGAGCGACCGACCATTCTATGTGGCATCAGTATCGGTGATAAGATGCAGAATGGTATATGATCAAATGCCTCGTTTTCTAATACGAAATTTTCTTCACCAATGCATAAAACACGTCTGAGCTCAGGAATACCATCGCCATCATAGTCTGCACGTATATAAATTTCATTGACCAAACATTCATGCATTGTTGGGTCGTTTTTACTTTCTGAACGAGTGCCTGACTCAACTTGTTGGAAACGTTGTTGTACTTCAGCCTCGTTATCAATCTCGTTATATCCTGACTTCGATAATACAGTGTCATAATCATAACCAAGATCGACAAGATCACCGACTTTCATGCTTGATCTATGTGCAACAAAATCTGCTGTTTCTAATGATACTGAACGTCTTGAGAATAAAAATTCTTCAGGTGGTACGTTCATGATTTTTACACGACCACTATTTTTACGTCTTTTTACATCAACGTCATAACTTACCAAAAGTGGAATTTGGTTATCAGGGTCAATAGCATCATCACCATCATCACCATCATCTGCGATACCTATCTCATTCATAGATTGTGACACGATTTCTATATCGTCATCATCAACCAACATTGTTAATTCATCTTCGCTGAGGTTCTGATATGACTCCTCAACAGTTTGTATGTTTTCTTCCCAAAATACCTTTAAGACACCAATCTTAAACAGCAGTGAATCTTTGAACCAATTATAAATATTCACAAAACCATTATTATCATTATTGATGACATAATTAACAAGATCGGTTGCCTGTTCGGCAGCTTTCACATCTTCAGGATTACGTGCAACAAAATGAGCAAACTTATCTGATGATTGAAATACTTTCATGAGCTGAGGCATGATGTATTCGATTGTATCAGACACTTCTGTAGCGACCACTTGTGATCTGTTTTCTACTTCATTGCCGAATGGCTCACCAAGATAATAATCTAATGTTTCAGATCGATCTAATGAGTATTCAGTATCGTAGTAATTCACTGCATCGACCATGTGGTCATTGATCAGTGACTGAAAATTATTGTCGTCCATTTTCGGCATTATTTTCCTACTTTCTTCATTGCTTTTTGGTGTGCAGCTTTAAAAGTCGAACCATTTTTTATATCTTTTTTCATTTGTGCCATGTGTTTCTTACTGTGATGCTTGCTATGTTCCATCAGCATTTTTTTTATATAAACTTTCACGATGACCTCTTTTCTAATCCCCTATATAGCTATACCACCCTGCAACAATGTATTTTTCATGACTGTCACTTACGACACCTCTATGTGTATGCGTCCAATCAGTTGGAAATATTATTGTCAGTCCTTTTTCTGCTTTTGTTTTTAATTTTTGGTAATAAAATTCTGTACCGCCATTTTCCAAATCATTTAAATAAGTTAAAAAAGCCAAACATTTATTGCTTGTTGCTTTACCTAACCTCTCAAAATGCCACCTCTTAAAACCACCTCCCGGTGGGTAATATTGTATGTTCGTCATTGTATCTATATTGAAATGTGACATTCCATTTACATATTCAAAATCTTTCGTATAAGCGTCTAAGCATTTCTGTAATTCAATGCGATACGATCTTATTGGTTGGTGCATTTCATCTTTACCAAAACCTATATCAAGCGAGTCTTTCGCATCTTTGTTGACCACTAATTTCCCTTGACTTATTGTATTGCCTGATGCAGCCATCTCTTTGTTTGTTTCGAAGTAATCAACCATCAGATCACAAACGACAGGGTCAATATAATATCCGCCAATAAATGTAGATTTATCAATAGACTTATCTCTCTTGATCATTACTGTCCCTTTCTTCTTTTGTTCAAATCCTTGTAATAACCATTAAATTTATTTGGGTAATGTTTTTTCTTCAAATCCTCATACTCAGAAGTAGTCAGAACATGGTGCTTAAAAACTACTCTTTTTTCAGTCATAGGGGTTATATACATCATCGGCTGCCCTGCAATGAAGTCGTACTGTTTACCAACCTCAAAAAAACAATTTATGTGTGTTGCAGGTTGGTTTTTAAAACTGACAGCACCTGACGGCATCAATAATCTATTTTCATAATGGTTATGAGAATAAACAGCTTGTGAGAAATAAAATGATATATCTTTCCTACAACGCAACATATAAGGCGAGTGTATTTTTAAATGATACAATGGTAAAAATGCACCGCCTGTCTGCAAAACACTATGTTCCGACATACCATAATTAAAAACAGATGCGGGATATTTCCAAGTATATGTATTATCTTCATTAATTATGATGCATAAATCTGCCCACATGGGCAACACAAACATATTATGAAACATACTGATAAAACCATCACACCTTTTGAACGTAGGTCTTTTTATCTTATGCATACCATCATCAACGATTTCTGTTGGGTGTAATGAGTGAAACCATTTCGGTAAATATTTTGTAAACTTATCAATCGGATAATCGGTACTTATTTGCTCATTATCAACAAAAACATCAACAGTTATTGTGCTGATTTTATTCCATACAAATATGTTCTTCATTAATCGCCCTTTTGTCGTGGGTATATGATCTCTACACCCAAACGTTTCTGCTCCTCACTACGAGGTCTAAGTATGGTCTTGCCTTTAGTGTTTCTTAGGCTGCCATCTTTAGCTAAATAATTTGATTGTCTGATGCTGCGTGCTTTTACATCGTATGCCTTGAACTCACCGGTGTTACGATCTAACGTCACGATATCGATCAACCCTAATCCCATTAATGGAACAAATACGAGCAGGTTGGGATTTTCAGTAAACTCTAATTGAACCTCGAGCTCAGCCTTGATGCCCTCAATCGTTCGCTTATCCCTTTTTGGCATATCACCATTTCACTCTGTTTGCCCAATATGCAGCGGACATTTTGCCCTTTTTAATGTTTTCTGCGTGTCGTGCTTTAAACGACTTCTTTCTATTCTTTTCACTTTCGGACTTAGGGTTCTTACCTGCACCCTTAACACCTTGTTGACCAAAACGTATGGTTTTAACCTGATCACCGGATTTCGCTACGACTACGTGTGACTTTGTAGGGTGACTTGGGGTTCTTTTCGGTTTGTTGTAACCATCAACACCTACTCGTGATAATCTTGGGTCTTTAGCCATTATCTGCCTTGTCCTCGATATTTTTTTAAGCTGCGTCTTTTAGCTTTATTCATTGTCGAAGTTATGGGTCTACGACCTTGTGATGTACCTTTTATTGTAGGTTCATGCAGCTTAACTTCTTTGACCTTAGCCATTAATATTTTTTCTTGGCAGTCTTAGCAGCTTTTCTAAAATCATCTCTCTTAGGTGCTTTACTGCTTTTTGCACTTCTCATGCGTTCTTTGCTGCCTGCTTTTATGCGTTTTCTTTTTGCGTGAATATTATCGTATAAACCTTTACTTTTGCCCGGCATATTGACCTCCAAATTGTTCCACCTACGTTTAAAAAGCTATTCAAAAAAGGGATTTAAATGCGTGTTCTTTTATTAGTAGGTGGTTAATCTAAATTCTTTAAAATCCACGCAATTACATCAACTGTCCAACCATTCCCAATCATCTTGTATCGTTGGGTATTTGATACACCCTCTGTATAGTTGTCAGGTAGTGTTTGCAGTCGTTCACATTCTAAAGGTGTCAGCTTACGATAGAAAAATTCATTCCTATATAAACCACTATGTCCACCCTTTCCACCTTTTGATTGTGCTGTAAGAGTAGCAGCCTTGCCACTAGTTTTATAAACTCTTGAACCCTCTGAGTAATTTCGTGATAAGTTTTTCCCATCTTTCAACCTACGACCGCTCTCTAAACCATGAGAAAAATGTAATCCAGCAGCCCCAATAGCCACTTTAGGCTCTGTGTTACCACCTTGCATAGAAGTAAGTGTCGGACTCTTGCCATCAGGACTGTATATTCTTTTAATCATATCGTGTCCGTTTATATCCGATGCATTTCCGACTTGCATCGGTTTATCTGATTTTTCACGTACTCCAGTCATTGACTGATTCCCGAAGCCTTTGTAATCTCTTGCCATCAAACAATGGGATTTTTCTATATTAGAACGATATGTTTCTTTCCCTTGATTAATAACTAGATCTGCGACTTCATTATTTTCGAGAATATCACGTAATACAATACCCCTATCATCTGGTTGCCTAATATTTGGAATGTTCGTCCAATACAAACGCACCCTATTCTGTGCAGATACGAGTGAACTATTAATCATAATAGGCTCAACACCGAGATGTTCTGTTATGACATCTTGGTATTCTTTTTTCATACGAACATTTTCGAGTAGAAAATATTTTGGTCTACATTCTTTTAGTACACGTACAAACTCAAAAAACAACGCTGAACGAGGGTCATCAAAATTAAGTTGTTTCCCTGCAAAGCTAAAACCTTGACAAGGACTGCCACCACACAATAAATCGATATTTTGATATAGATCACCCCTCACCTCCCTTACATCACCAATATGTACAATGTCAGGATAATTGGCTTTTGCTACTTGTATTGCATATTTGTCGACTTCTGACGCATAATATTTATCTACGTCAAAACCGCATCTTTCTATAGCAACACGAGCACAAGCCATTCCATCAAAGAGGCTTAATACTTTCACGTTAATCTAAATCAAATTTGTAACCATTTCTTGGGAATATCGTGTCTACGAATATCTCGATATCGTCATCTTCCATATTCTGTCCCTTGAGTATATCGTGCGATAACATACACAACGCAGTTGCAATCGTGTCACCGCTTGCAATCCCTTGAACCATTAAATCAGTAATGATCTCACCGAAAAAATTATAAGCATCATTAACATCGTCATTATCTAATAATTCGTAATATTCTTTTGTGTGGGTAGGACTTGGAAATTTGATGATATTACTCATACTATCCAACCACTATTTCCATAATCAATCTTTTGATTGAATTTGTAACCTGCACCGCTGCCTGATGCTCGAACAGCCATACCTGCAAACGTCAGCATCAATGCATCAGCAATATCCGGTGATCGATAACCACGTTTTTTCATTTGCTCTTTACTTTCGACTTTGAACTTACCGCTCGATAAAATCTCATATTGCACCGCAGTCAGCTCGTTAACGAGCTCCTCTTGATCGGGTATTAGTACATCTTTTTGCTCTAGCCATTCCCGGCATTTAAACCATAGCTCATCACGCAAACGCATATATCGATCATTCATACTCGAACTCTCAGCAACATTGATGCCACGTGCCGGTAAATCGAGCTCAACGAGCCTATCTACCACACCTGCACCCAAACCAATCGAATCGATCAGAATTTCACTAGGTCGGTCTTTGTAAGGGGTTGATTCATACTCAGCAACAATGATACCTACAGTTTCCATCAAATCCTTGCCACCCCAATGCTTGATTGGCTCGGTAATGACGTTTCCCTTACGTTTACACAATGCACATCGATCTGAACCCATACGAGCTATATCAATGCCCCAAACAGGTAAGACGTTGGTTGCCTCAACGTCCCTACCTACTGCCGACTCAACGAGGACACGACCCATAATCGCATTGTCATCAGTTGTAGGGGGTAAGCCAAGTACACGTACTCGAAATACATTGGAGTCCTCACCATATTGACGTTTCATATCATCAATATATTGAGGGTCGACAGTATCGGCATCTGCACACGATACAGTCATTGTTTGCCATGATTCAGAATTTCGATAGAACGCATCATAGAAAAAACCCGATGCCCGGTTGGGGTTACCAACCATAATCGTTTTCGCATTATGTGTCGACATAGCTCCCTGAGCGACCTCGAATATAACATCGGGTACACCTGATGCCTCATCAATGATAAACAGCATATTGGGTGAATGGAAACCTTGTAGTGCCTCCGGATTTTCACGTCTACTCGTTCTTGCCACACAAAAACTATCAGGTGCGTTTTTTAGTGTGATCTTGTCGGTACGAAATTCAAACTCATCTTGAAAACCTTTGGGCATCATTTTGTGCCACTTTTGGATTTCAGACCATAATATTTGTTCTAGCTGAGATGCACTATTCGCTGTACACGCAATTTTACATGGGGGACGTGTCGTTAAAAACCAAAGTACGCAGAACGACAAGAAAGTTGTCTTACCTACTGCGTGCCCGGAACGTATTGCGAGTCTGTTGTGTTTTGCGATTAGATCTAATGCCTCACGTTGCCACTTTTGTGGTTCAGCTTGTAGTACAGTTTGCACAAATAATACAGGATTGTTACGCAAGGCGATTAGAGTGTCTGCCGCATCTCTAATTACTTTAGCCATATTTTAAATTGAAAATGGACATAGCCCAAACTTGCGGAGTTAAAAAACTATGTCCAAAAATTATTATATAATAGAAAAACCCCTGAGCACAAGTTGTGGGTGAACAGGGGTCTTTTTTGATAAAGGTGTATATATGTATATTATATCAAACATACGTAGGGTATGTTATCATCATTTATACTTTATACTGTAAAGGATTACAAACGAATAATTATACCGCCTTGATTTTTTTCACAATTTTTTTTAAGGGGGGTATTGAAATCAAACCCGCCCCCGCCCATTTGGCAGACAGGGGTCTATCACCTTTTTTTCAGGATTTTTGCACGTTTTTGGCAACTGTTTTGGAAACCTCAAAATAAAACCGCAGAAATCTGCGGGTTTCAGACCCATTGCACACGTCTACATATCGTGTTCATCGTGTTCGATGACTTCTACATCAACGACTTCACCTGCATCGATCAACCGCTGCTGCACTTCTTTCAGTGCTGATGCGAAGTTGTTTTCTACAGTGATATTTAGATCAGCAGATACACCCGGTAAGAATTTACCTAATAAATTCAATGACTTAGATGGTGTCTTACTTTCAATCATTTCCTCAGCTAGCAGCATATACAACGGGAAACCACGTCTTTCGCACTCATCGATCGCTGCTTTTATGGAATTTCTGACTAAAATTACTGAGCTAAACGATGGTGCAGTGCCTTTTGGGCGACCTCTAGGACGTTTCTCTTGATCGTTTTTCGTATTTTTTAATTCATTAACCATTTGATAATAAATACTCTTTAAAGTTTAAAAATGCAATTACTTATTTACAAACGAATAATTATTCTACAAAATATAAGTAATAATTGACAACTTTACTATTTGTAAAAAACAAACTTGCGGAGGTTAGAAAAATGCAAATATTACAAGATCAAAACTATAAAATATTTTACGAATCAAATAAACAGATGTTGGTCTGCTATAAAGACAATGCTTTTCATCAGTTGATGTCTTACAAAAAACCGGTGTTCAGTGTTTATCAGTTGCGTGACGATGCAAGAGATTGGTACGAACAATGGATAGCACCAAGACTTTCTATTCGTGATTGAGTTAATAAAAAAGGTTAATAAGTAAAAAAGGGTGACTTCGGTTGCCCTTTTTTAATGTATGCCGAAATGATCAGCGAGTTGATTTAATGCAGCTCGTAATAACTTCATACTCATTCTACGACCACCATAATCAACTTGATCTAACGATGCTGCAGTCATGCCATCGATAACAATCCATTGCACAACTTTAAACATATTACTGTCTAATGATCTCATTGCTTTCATGTAGTCTGAGAAACCTACACTTGCATCATCATTACTAGCACCTCCACCATCAACTCTTACATCATATTTCATAGCAGTTGCTTTCATGCCTTTATTATAAATCCTGAAAAGATATTGTGCGGTATTGTATTGTCGATCAGTGATAATATTTCTTTGATGATAACGATCAATCAAACTCTGAGTTAATATTCTGCGTCTTAAAGGTGAACCCGCAGTCAATCCTGTAGGCTCATCTTTATAGACTTCATCAGCTACTCTTTCATCAGTACCGAGATCGGATTTTAATCGATTAATCATGAGTCAGATGGTTTCCCATTTAATACGTCACTAAAATCAATTTCTTTTAATGTTTTACGTGGTCTATCTTTTGTGTCCTCATGAGATTGCATAGCTCCTGCAAGTGCAGTGTAATTTATAATATCGATAATACTATCTTCACTATATGGATTTAAATCTAATCGAGCTAACTTTAATTCGATCATAATTCTTGCAGCTTGATATGGTGTAATTTTCTCACCAATCGTATAACCAAATCTTGTTGCCATACGTTCAAACAAATCAAAACAATCACCATATTCTCGACCACGTTGATCAAGTATTGTTTCAGCTTGAACCAAAAATGCTTTAGGTGATTTTCTCATGTCATATTTAAAAGGGTACTTCGTCATTATAATAATCCTCATTTTCAGGGTTGCTAATAGACTCGACTTTAGTTTTCTTAATACCTTTTTTATCGAGTCGGTTCTTGATATCGCTGACAGACCTATAGTTATCGATAAGTTTCATAACTTCTTCGAGTGTCCATACTGCGTATATATCTTCACGTGTTTCTTTGATTAGATCTCTAGCCTCGTCATCGAGGACGACAGCAAACACCTTGCCATCATCACGTTCACTCGCCAACACGTTTGGACTTGTAAATAATTTATGCTGCTTGACGTATGCCTCCATTGCATCGAGTCCACGTTTGCAAATCTCAGCACGTTGTTTTAATTCACCCCATTTCGTGCGATCGTCTGCAGGACATCTACGTATAGCAATGTTGAATTTTGTTAATGCACTATCGAAACGTTCCGCCATTTCTTCAGGCACTAACGATACCAATCCACAAACTCCATAAATCAAATCAAGTTTTTCTTGTTTCTCTAAGTAGTCACGAATGATGCTCCAAAACGCACTAAAGCGATAAGCTCTCACTCCGACTGTTCCGCCATCACGTCTGTCAAAGAACTCGTATATATCATTTCGATATTCTCGAACAGTATGTAACTTTGTCCGGGTCATTTGAACCTCAACCTATTGACGTTCCCACGTGAGGTGGTGGTGTAGTGTTTCGCCTTTAAAGATAAAGGCGTGCACACCACCACACCCCCAAACACGTGAAAACGAGAGTCAATAAGGGTTTGAGCACAAAATGACTGCAAGTCAAGTGGTGTAGTAAGGTGGTGGTGTAGTGATTTCCTTAGCAATTTACTACACCACCACCACTAAATTTGGTGTCCCCAAGTATAATTCTTTGCTGAATATCACGTGATTTGTACTTACTATCATAGTCCCTCATTGCTACACTTTCGGTGCGAAATACATCTTCTTTTAGCCATGTATTCACAATGCGGCTCATGCGTTTCTTTTCGAACTTATCTTCGAAGTCGAGTCCTAAGAAATCACAAATAAATTCATGTATCGATATTTTATAGTCGGTACGTTGTGACTTTATATTCGCCATTAAAAGCATAGACGTGCTATCGACCTCTTGGTGCAGCTGTCTGATGCGTTCGATCGAGATGCCATCGAACAATGATGGCGGTTCATATTTACGCACCACGACCATGTCTGCACCATTAGGTATGATCGTGCTGTCCTTATAAAACCATGTCACTTGATCGGTAGGTAAGGTCAGGTTGTTTTTGCCTGAGTCTAATCTGAAATACCTGTATGAATCTTCGATGCCGAGTCCCTCAGCTACGTCCTCAGGCATTTTATTAATAATACGTGATGTACGTACTGCACCGAGTAGTGAGCTACCGCCTCTTGCGTCCTCATCGGTGATGGTCTTTTGGTTCATAGAGATCTTACGTGTATGGTGTATGATCAATATTGCGGTGTTGGTACGATCTGCGAGCCTCGATAATTGATTAACCATCTTGGCAAAATTCTCATTAGTTTCTGTTGCCCGGTGCATATTGGCAAATGGGTCGAGTATTAATACATCGAGTTTTAGTGATGTTATGATTTCTTCGAGAGCATCGTATGCATCTTGGTTAATATTACCTGCATCGTTTTCCATCAACACGATCTCAGTGTCCCTACCCGAACCCATAAAGAACTGATCGATAAGCTCGTCTTGATCGATGTTGTATTCCTGACAGATTGCAGTTACACGAGATTGTATTAAATATAATGGGTCTTCGGCATTGAAGTATGCCACTTTGCATTTAACTGTATGCTGCCCAAGTAATGATTGCCCGGTTGCCATACTGATTGCCTCAGTGATGGCGAGTGCCGATTTACCAATGCCGGGCGGTGCTATTAGTGAGCTGCAGTATTTTCGAACATATATATAACTATATAGAAATTCATCACGAGGTAAGGTTAAGGGGTCGACATGATACCAACTCGATATTAATGATCGTGACGTTGGTATCGTTCTCTGCGATAAGCTGTTGTTAATATTATTGTCGAACCCCTTAGCTCGTGCACCCTCGATCGCCTTGTCGATTTCTCGTACAGTTTGTTCGAAAGTGTAACCCGATTGCGTGATGCCTGTCAGTGCCTGATGTATCTCATCATCATTACGTCCACGACTCACGAGTGATGCCACAACTTTGATCATATTGTCGTGCCAATCAATATTCTGTCTGATGCGAGCTATCGCAAGCTCGATGTCTACTCGTTCTGTTTGTGAGAACCCCATGAAATTTATTTCGAATTTTTCAGGGGTACTATAGGTCGGAAAATTCTTTTTAAGTGCCTCTATGGTCTTTATATCGCCTTTATTTTTCAGTAATTCGGTCAATTCAGTGACTCTACCCCTCGCTTTCTTCTTTTCATCGGGATATGAGATAGTGCCTGCGAGCCGCATTATGCGTGATGGATTGTGTATCTTTTCATCGCTTTTGAACTTATTACTGATTGCTTTTTGCATTTCCCGCCATGCTGCCATGTCGGTCATTGGTTCTTCGAGCTCATAATATATATGACCACGTGGTGGTAGTTTGCCGGTGTGCACTGCGAATGTTTCGTTGAACCCATCTTTTATATCTTGTCGTACGT